ATACATAGATAACAGGGCCCCAATTCCAAGATCTGCAAATCAAAAGGAAGATATCAAAGTTATACTGGAGTTCTAAAATAAAATGGCACAAAATACCAATCTTAACACATCTCCATATTTTGATGACTTTGATTCAAAAAAGAATTATCAAAAGGTATTATTTAAGCCAGGAACTCCCATACAAGCAAGAGAGTTAACAACTTTACAAACTATCTTACAAGATCAGGTTGAAAAATTTGGAAAACATTTTCTCAAAGAAGGTGCGGTTGTTATTCCGGGAAACATTGCTTACGATTCTCAATATACTTCTGTTCAGATAGATCCAAGTCATCTAGGACTTCCCGTATCAACTTATATTTCGTTTTTTACCGGTAAACAAATAAAAGGAGCTACTAGTGGCGTAACAGCAAAAGTAGAAAAAATAATAACAGATTCTGAATCAGAAAATAATAATTATACTTTGTACATAAAATATCAAAGTTCTGGAGAAGGAAGCTTTTCAACTTCAGTATTTCAAAATGGTGAAGATTTAGTATCAATTGAAACTATTGATTATGGTCTTGGCAGTATAAGACAAGATTCAACTTTTGCTACATGTATCATTAATAATTCTTCAACCATTGGATCTGCAGCCAAAATAGAGACGGGAGTTTATTTTATCAGAGGATTTTTTGTAGATGTTTTCGCAGAAACTTTAATATTAGATCAGTATAGTAATACACCTTCTTATCGTATAGGACTTAATATTAATGAACAAATATCAGTAGCATCACAAAATAATCAAGATCTTTTTGATAATGCTAGAGGGTTCTCTAATTTTGCTGCTCCTGGAGCGGATAGATTAAAAATATCTGTAAATTTGGCTAAAAAATCGTTAAATGATTTTAATGATGAAAGTTTTATAGAACTGATGCGAGTTGAAAATGGATTTTTATCTAGATTTGTAAAAAAAGTAGAATTAGACAAGTTAATTACTGATATATTAGCTAGAAGAACATATGATGAATCTGGAGATTATTATATAAAACCATTTGCGGTCGCAGCTAAAGAAGCACTAAACAATGGAATTGGTAATAACGGAGTATTTAATTTTACTCAACTAACTACACAAGGGAATATTCCAAGTGATGATCTGTTTAATTTACAAATATCTCCAGGTAAAGCCTACGTTAGGGGATATGAAGTAGAAACTATTAGTACAATTAACTTAGATGTTGATAAACCCAGAACTACGGCTTCAAATGACAATACTTCGATAACTATAAATTTAGGAAATCAATTAGAATTAAATAATGTATTTGGAACCACTAATGTTGGTTTTGGTACTACAAGTCAAGTAAGATTATTTTCAAATCGTACTAGTACTCAAGGGACAGCTTCTGGAATTCAAGTTGGTGTAGCAAGAATTTATGATTTAAAACTTAAAAATTCTTCATATACTAATAATGGATCAGTTTTTGAAACAGTTTTGTATGATATTCAAACTTATACATACTTAAATTTAAACACAACCATTACTCTGTCTACACCTGCATATATTGAAGGTAAAAATAGTGGAGCAACAGGATTTTTAGCTAAAAATGCCTCAAATACTAATGAATTAGTTCTTTATCAAACTACTGGAAAGTTTTCACTACAAGAAGCTATAATAATAAATCGTGTAGAAAACACCAGGATTATTAGTAAAGTAAATGATTATTCAATATCCGATGTGCATCAGATAGCTGGCACTGGATTATCTGGTAATATATTTACTGCAGACCCAATTTTAAATCAAAATATTTTATTAGCACCAGTAACCTCTGGATTTACTATATCTACAGCTAATTCTGGAATAAGTACCATCACAACTTCCAATATAAATTTTGGTATAGGAATTCAAACCGGAGATATAATTTCTTACACTAAACCCGGTGAAATTTTACCAACATACAATAGAGTAACTACTGTAAATGCTTCATCTAGGTCTATAATAGTTGAAGCAACCACTAATGTTGTTAATGTTTGTTCTGGAACTCTTCCAACTGGTCAGATAACCTCTAATGAAGTTTTTAAAGTAGTTTCAAGAATATTAAATTCTAGAGAAGCTTACTTGTATGAAAGATTAGAGCATAGAAATATATCATCAGTAGATCTTAGTTCTGGAAATTTAATTTTTAGAAAATCATATCCAGTAACAATATCATCAAACAGTTTTACTATAACTTTAGAATCGGATACTACTATAACGGCGGAACCTTTTGATGAAGAAGATTATACAATAGTTTATGCTAATGGTACAATTGAACCATTAGATGAAACTAAATTCACAATTACTGCTGGCAGAACTGTAACTTTTGTTGACTTAAGTGTGGCTAGTGGATCTGCAACATTAATAGCGACACTCAAAAAACAAAATTTAAAACCAAGAAGAAAAATTCATAAAAGGGCTGGAATTTTAGATATTAGTAGATCTTCATTAGTTGCTTCTGGAGTAGGAAACACTTCTTTAAATGATGGGTTAACCTACAGTCCCATTTACGGTACAAGAGTGCAGGATGATAAAATTTCTCTACAAGTACCAGATGCAACAGAAATTATTGGTATTTTTGAATCTAACGATACAAATGAACCAGATCTACCTAAATTACAAATAAAAAATTTAAATACCAATATTTTAAATACAGTAACTGGTGAAATTATATATGGATCCTCTAGTAATGCTAGGGCAATGTTGGTTTTAAATAATGGTAGTAATCGCGTTGACTTTGTTTATGTTAATGAAAATACTTTTATAAAAGATGAAAGAGTAACATTTTTAGAATCAAACTTAACTGCAAACGTTGACTATGCAATAGAAGGAGATAGAAATATTGCAAATGATTTTGAATTTAATTCTGGTCAAGAAAAAGACATCATAAATTATTCTTATATTGAAAGAAAATCTTCGGCAACTTCTCCATCTAAGAAATTAAAAATAGTATATAATTATTATTATATTAATCCCTCTGATGAAGGTGATTTAGTCGTAGCAAATTCGTATGATAGTAATAGGTTTACAAATGATACGATAGTTTTTGATGGGAATAATACCACAGATTTGATTGATTTACGTCCAAGAGTTATCCCATACAATCCAATTACGGCTACTTTTTCTCCTTTTGAGTGGAGTGCTAGAACTTTTTCTAATCCCACAAACTCTTCTTCATATATTTTAGCTAAAAATAAAAATTTAAATTTATCTTATAAGTATTATCTAGGTAGAATTGATAGGCTTTATATAGATAGAACGGGACAATTTGTATTAACAAAAGGAGTCCCTTCTGTAACACCAGTAACTCCAGATCCAGTTGATGGAAGTATGGAAGTTGCTACAATAACTCTACCTCCATATGTTTATAATATTGAACAAATTAAAATTAAGTTAGTAAGTCACAAGAGATATAGAATGAAAGATATATCTCTATTGGAAGATAGATTAAAAAATGTAGAATATTATAGTTCATTAAGTCTTTTGGAAAGTGAAACAAGAAACTTAGTCATAAGAGATGCTACTACAGGACTAGATAGATTTAAATCTGGATTTTTGGTAGATAATTTTAAATCTAATCTTTCCGGATCTTTAGGAGACCCTCTTCATAGATGTAGTATAGATACTACTGAAGGTGTGGTGAGACCTCAACATTATACAAGTTCTATAGATTTATTACTTGGATCTGAAGCAGTTGTGGGGACCGCAAATACTTCTAATCCAAATGCAGATTTGAGATTTGTTAGTGATTTAGGATCACCAAATTCAGTTAAAGTGGGAGACGTTGTTTGTTTAAAATATACCGACGTTGTTTGGTTGCAAAATAGGTTTGCTACCAAATCTGAAAATGTAAATCCGTTTAATGTAGTTAACTGGATTGGTGTAATTGAACTAAATCCTGCAACAGATACTTGGATTGAAACAAGAAGAAGTAGAAGAGATATAGATTTGGAAGGTAGTTATAGCAGCGCAGTTCAACAACTTGGAGTAGATACAAATACAGGTCTTTCTCCGACCGATTGGGCATCTTGGGAAACTAGTTGGACGGGTACAACTACAACAAATACTGCATTTATAGGTAGAATTCAAACCGGAACTGACACTAGATCCAGTACTACTACCACAGGATCTTTTCAACATGGAAGAGGTATTCCAATTACTACTGCAACAACACTAAGAGATAATTTTATCAATTTTAATAATGTAACCACTTTAACTACTTCAAATCAAAGTAGACAGGGAATTCAATATAGGGTTGGTCAACGAATTGATACCACCAATCTTGGAGATAGAGTAGTATCAACAGATATTATTCATAGAATGCGTTCTAGAAATATAGAATTTATTGGTAGAAGATTAAAACCAAGAACTAGATTATATGCATTCTTTGATAATGTAGCGATAACAAATTACATAACTCCAAAATTAGTAGAAATACAAATGCAAAGTGGAACTTTTTCTCTAGGAGAAACAGTTTCAGGAACTTTAGGTACTGTTTCTATAAGATTTAGATTAGCTAAGTTGAATCATAAGTATGGACCATATAATAACCCAACACAAATATTCGTAACAAATCCATATAACATTAGTGAAACCATTCCAACTTCGTATTCCAGCACTTCTTCTTTACTTAATGTAGATACTGCAAGTTTAGAATTGCAAGCTGCATCTGGATTTTATGGTTATATTGTAAATGGAATGCAACTTCGCGGTGAAACAAGTGGCGCTATTGCTAGAGTTAGTAATTTAAGACTTGTTAGTGATGAGGCTGGAACTCTTATTGGATCTTTCTATATTCCTGATTCAACTCTACCATCTACGCCTTCCTTTGAAACAGGCACAAAAACTTTTGTACTAACTACAAGCGAACAGAATAGAACCGTTGGTGGTACAAGTGAAAGTACTGGAGAAGCAACTTATACAGCAGCAGGAACTATTAATAATGTTGAAGAATCTACTCTTAGAATTAGAAATGCAACCATTGAAAGAGTACCAAGAACTGAATCCAGAACTACGAGGGAAAGTGAAACTAATACAGTTGCATCTACTTCATTTACAGATAGGACAGTAAGACAAACTAGATGGGTTGATCCATTAGCTCAATCATTTGAAGTTACTGATAGACCTGGTATTTTTATTTCAAAAGTGGACATATTTTTCAGAACTAAAGATCAGAGAAACTTACCTGTCACAATACAAGTCAGAACGATGCAGACTGGTTTGCCTACGCAAGAAATTCTTCCTTTTGGGGAAGTAATACTTGATCCAGCTCAGGTAAATATTTCTGCTGATGGTTTGACTCCAACCACATTTACGTTCCCATCTCCAGTTTATTGTGAAGGTGGTCAAGCATATTGTGTTGTTTTACTTTCAGCTTCAGATGAATATACTGTTTGGATTTCCCGAATGGGCGAACAGGATATTACAACTATTAATAGAGTTGAGTCTGAGAGAGTTGTAGTTTCTCAACAACCATTGTTGGGATCTCTATTTAAATCTCAAAATGGAGCTACTTGGGATCCAAGTCAACTTGAAGATCTTAAGTTAACAATCTATAGAAGTGAGTTTTATAGAGGAACTTCAACAATAAGATTCTATAATCCAGAGTTAAACATTGGAAATAGACAAATTGCAACTTTAAGACCAAATCCACTTGACACTATTTCCAGATCTATAGTAGTTGGTATTGCAAGAAGTCTTACTTCTGCAGAACAAACTGCTTTGGTTCCAGGAATAACAATTTTACAAAATAATAATACAAAATTCACATCTAAAATTAAAAATCTTAGTGGAGCCATTGGGATAGGAAGTACATTAGCAATTACAAATGTTGGAACAGCGTTTACTTCATCTTCTAGAACTTATTCAAATGTAGATGTTGTGGCTTTAAGTGGAGATGGTGTTGGAGCAAAAGTAAATCTAACAATTAATGGTGGAGTTGCTGTAGCTGCTACAGTTTCTATTGGAGGAACTGGATATTCTTATGGAGATGCTTTAACAATTGATTTTTCTGATACTGATAATAGAGGTAAGAATTTAATTCTTACAATTCCTAACAATATTGGTATAATATCTGCATTCAACTCTTTAGTATTAGATCGTGTTCAAGGTAATATAAATGAAAATTCCACAGATTCATTATATTATGTTGGAAGTGCTGGTACAACTAATTTATCTGGAGCTACAGTAAGATATTCAAATGTGAAATCTGACGGGCTTCACTTCAGGGTTTCTCATAATAATCATGGTATGTATTCTGATAATGATTATGTAACATTAAGCGGAATTGAACCCGATGTAAGACCTGTTACATTGACTTCTACAATCTCACCATCTTCAACTGACGCAATTGTAGTAAGTTCCGTTGGAATACTTACAACTTTTGAAAATATTGTTGTAAGTAATTTAAATCCTGGATATATTTTAGTAGAAGATGAAATCATCAGATATACTGGAGTTGTTACATCAACAAGTTCGCTTATTGGAATTCAGAGAAATGTTGGAGGAACTATTTCTGGATCTTATTCCAGTGGAAATCTAGTTTACAAATATGAACTATCTGGAGTTTCATTGAACAGAATAAATAAAACTCATAATTTAGCTGATGCAGATCAATCTAAATATCCAAATGATCTTGATTACTATTATATTAAGATAAACAATGGCGGAATAGCTGGTGTAGCAATTACTGATAGATCTTCTTCAAATCCAAATTCTTTCCCAGAATTGTATTTCGCTTCTAGTAGGTCTTGTGGTTCCTACGATACTGTTCCTTTAATTAATTCTAGAAGAAGTCCAAAAGCTACCCAAAATATTCCATTTAATGCAATTAGGCCAAATATTCAATTGATGTTACCATCAGGAACTTCAATTTCTGCTAGAGCAAGAACATTCTCTGGATCTACTCCAGATTCCTCCTTAACTTCTTTCTTAGATCAAGGATTTGAAACTGTAGCTATAAATGAAACAAATTATTTTGATTCTCCAAGAATTATTGCTTCAAAAGTGAATGAAACTGCATACCTATCCAATTTCCCTGGTTCAAAATCATTTACTTTAGAAATTGATATGATAACCAATAATTCTTTGGTTTCGCCAGTTATAGATTTGGATAGAGTTAATTTGATTACTACGGGAAACAGAATTAATTCTAAAGTTACAAACTATGCATCAGATTTCAGGGTAAATACATCATCCTCTGATCCAACAGCAGCAATTTATTCAAGTAAGATAGTTACTCTAGAACGATCTTCGGACAATCTCAAAGTACTATTTGATGCATATAGACATTCAACAAACGATATAAGAGTATTGTATAGACTGTTTAGGTCTGATCAAAATTCAAGTCCTTTATGGGAATTATTCCCAGGTTATACTAATCTAGATGTTAATAATAATGTAATCAATTCTTCACTTAATAATGGTTTGTCGGATACTAATGTTTTATCATCAAATGCTCTTGGAGATTTTGGATCTTATGAATATAATGTTAAAAATTTACCACAGTTCCAAGGATTCCAAATTAAAATATTGATGACAGGAAGTAATTCATCATATGTACCATTGATAAGAGACTTTAGAGCCATAGCAACAATATAAAATGAATTTGATACCAATAGAAAATAACCATTCTCTTTACAGAGATATTGAATCAGGAGCAGTTTTGAACTGTTCCTCATCTGATTATGAGTCATATTTGCAACATAAAAAATTATTACTTGAAAAACAAGATGAAATTCAGTCATTAAAAAATGAAGTAAGTGAAATAAAAGATATGATGAGACTCATTCTTTCTAAACTAGACTCCAACTCATAAATACTTAGAAAACGGGTTCCTATAATGGCGGCAAGGAATGTAAACTTAGTTCTTGAACAAGGGGTTGATTTTCAAGCCACCTTTACGATCAGGAACACAAATAATGCACCATTAAATTTGACTGGGTATACGGGCATTTCTTCAATTAGAAAACACCCAACTTCTTCCACTGCATATCCATTACTATTGACTTTTCCTGATAGAATAAATGGAAAAATTACCGTTTCCATGGGATATACTGCAACTGATGCAATTGAAGGGGGTCGTTATGTCTATGATGTTATTTTAATTTCTCCAAATTCTTATAAAACAAGAGCTGTTCAAGGAAATGTTCTAGTAACACCAGGGGTATCATAATGACAGATTACTTAGTAACTTTAAACGAACCTGGACCATTTAGAATTGGTGTAGACTATGAAATTCCTACAAAATCCATTCAGTATGGAAATTTAATATTAGACAATATAAACTCTCAATTTACTGGAGTTGCTCATACATTTGGGTTGAATTATAGTTCAAATTATTACGTACCTATCAATGATCAACAATTGATTGTGGTAAAAAATAATCTTGTAATGGAGCCTATTGAAGATTATACCGTTTCTACAAATAATATAATTTTTACTATAGCTCCAAATCCTGGAGACGATGTTTTTATCATAGCTCTTGCGACAACTGCAGATTTAACAAGAACCATTAATTATGTAATTGATAGTGGTTCTATTTCTATGATTGCTGGAAATAAAGGTTCTTTAACTCTAGATGTGAGTGGGATTATTGAATCTTTAGTGATTTTATCAGATCAAGAGGGTGATCTTACTTTAGACATAAAAAAATCAAATTATAGCACATTTCCAACTTTTCATTCAATAGTTGGTCCAGCTTATCCACAGATGACAAATTCTAGAAAAGTTCGTGATGATAATTTAATAGGTTGGCATACTGCAGTAGTTGCTGGAGATATTTTAACTTTTGATGTGATTGCTGTAAATAACATCAATCGTTTCTTAGTTTCTTTAAAATTAAAATTATAAATAAAGATAGTTATTAAAAAATCATAACCTGTAGGGGAGTTGTTTAAATGGCACTATTAGTTCCAAATATTGGAGAACTTGAGTCACTCAGATACTTGGTTGCAAACAACAACCACACTGCAAGTCTTGCTGACCAGTCTCCCAGAAACCTAGTTTTAAAACTTTTTACAAGTAACACGACTCCAGTAGAGTCAGATGTTCCTTCTGAAACTGCATATTATGAACCATATGGTATTGGTAATACTAATGCCTATGGATTTGCTCCATATACAGGTTATCCATATTGTGTAAATAATAGAAATGATCAAAGTTACACATCACAAACTGGAATTCTTCTTAATGGATCGCGTTGGAGAATTAATCAAGTAGGTTCTGGTACAACCGCTACATATCCAGAACAAACCTTTACATTTACTGGAGATGCTGGTGATATCTACGGTTATCATGTGACTCGCGCAAATAATATGCCTATCGCTGTCCAAGGTAAAGTTCACTATGCGTCAGTTGGTATCGGAACTACAGTTACCAAGGGAAGTGCGGTTGATCCATGCATTGGAGTCGTTGGTAACTCCTATATTACTATTGACCCAGATATCACTGTAGATGATCTCACTTTAGGAATGCTTGTTAAGGGAAATGCTGGAGTCCAAACAGGAACTAAAGTTATTGGAGTTGATAGGGCATTAAAAGTGGTTTATTTAGATAAACCTCTTATTGACAACATTCAGGTTGCAACTGATCCAAGTGTAGAGTTTAGTTTTGGAAAAATTACAGCAGCTGGTCACCAACTAGTTGCTGGGGATATCCTATATATTGCAGCTGGAGCTGGAAATACAACTCATTCATCTAATGTATATACAGTATTCTCTGTTCCAAATGCAAATGAATTCTTTACAACTCCTTCTATCAATCCAACATTAAATACGGTTGTTGGTTTAAATACCGCAACTCTTTATAGTTCTATAATGTATGCTGAAAGATTTACAAATGGTCCTTACGCAATTCAAAATAACGGAGACCAAATCAAGATTACCCTAAACGTTGCTCTTGATTGATACTTGAATAAAAAAATTTAATAATTTAATTGTGAATGGGAGGATTGCTATTTTATGGCGGTCCTCTTTTTTGCGAATACCTACAAGTGTCGGTAGAAATTACAAATGAGTATCTATGTATATAATTCTATAATAAGTACTAACACTTACGAAACAGGAGATTTTGGCAGTATCACATCTCCTGTTGAAAGAAGTATAGATTATGCTGCAGATTTATCCCTACAACCACAATCTGTAGTAGATTATACCACTAATTTTTATTTGACTCGACCTTTACCGGGATCAGCAACAGAATTTTCATCTACAGATGTGACTTTTGATTCTGCACCTCATTTTGATAGTACATCAATAAATTTTTCATCTCTTACTGATAGTCCAACATTATATGATTCTTCTACTCCTTATGAAACTGTAGATGAAGTTTATACTTTTGATTCTACTGTATACGAAGACTTTGGATATCTTTATGTTAATTCAACATTGACTCCGATGGGAGCACTTGAAATAAAATTAACAAGTGCTGCTGTAAGTCAACTTCATCACTTTACAGGATCTGGAACATTATTTACTGTTGGAGTTCTAGACGAGAATGTTACTTTTGCCTGGGTTGGAAATGGTACTGTATTTGAAATAGGTAGTGGATTAGAAAGAACAGTACGACCGTATGTTGCTTCTGGTACTCTCCGAATGGATGCCAGTGTTGCGGCCACAGCACTGGAAAGAGTATCATGGGCATATAATACAAGTTCAATTTATAATCCACAATTAGATTGGGGAAGTATAACCGAAGCTGGCTTGAGTGGGATCGATGATTTCGGGTCGATAACTGAACCACCAACTATCAGAGGACCATATCCCTCTCTCGACGATTTCGGACTAATAATCAATAATCCAACTTCGTATCCACAAATTCCATTTGGAACGGTTAGATTTGTAAATTATAACGCAGATAATACTTATGATACCTGCGACAGTAATGGTATTTCTTGCGATAATCAAAGTTCTGCAACTATAAGTTTTACTGCACAAACTCCAGAAGATACAGCTCTCTATACGTTCTTAGGAGTTGGTTTAGAGTCACATACAGAGTCTTATGTTGGCATAGGTGCATTAACGCTTTCTGGAACTGCTCTAGAATCCTTCTCTGCACAAACTCCAGAAGATACAGCTCTCTACACATTCTTAGGAACTGCTCTAGAATCCTTCTCTGCACAAACTCCAGAAGATACAGCTCTCTACACATTCTTAGGAACTGCTCTAGAATCCTTCTCTGCACAAACTCCAGAAGATACGGTTCTTTATAGTTTCTCTGGAGAATTATTACATCCAAATATTGATTATACTCCACACTATGGTATTGAAAAAAATATTGGTGTTGGAACTACAGGAATCAAGTTATTTGGAGAATTATTACATCCAAATATTGATTATACTCCACACTATGGTATTGAGAAAAATATTGGTGTTGGAACAACAGGTATTAAACTCAATGGTGTCCTCACCGAAAGATTTACTTTCTCTTATAATGCAGATCCAGAATCATGTTATGATCCTGGCGAAGACGCAACTGATTTTGGATTTGTAAGTGAAACACCTTCTGATTTCATTGATTCTGGTTTAATATCCGAAGAAGAAACCGGCAATATTCCAGATGATGCTGGATTCATAATTGAACCTCTAGTTGTTACTTGTCCATTTGGATCAATATTTGTCTTAGGAACTGCTCTAGAATCCTTCTCTGCACAAACTCCAGAAGATACGGTTCTTTATAGTTTCTCTGGAGAATTATTACATCCAAATATTGATTATACTCCACACTATGGTA